CCNTCCTCCGGGATAAACAAACCACGAATTAATTTTTTGATCTCAGGATCTCGTGCAGGAATCTGTTGCAAATTGGGGTTACTTGAGCTAAAACGACCTGTAACCGTACCACCACCATCGGAACGAAGGGGATGAAAATCGCAATGTATTCTACCATTATGAGAATGTTCAAGTATAGTATCAACAAATGTCGTATTGGCTTTGTTTATCTCTCTAATTTTTATAATTTTTTTAGCAATTGGATGAGAGTTATTAGCAAGAAATTGTTTTGTAAACATGGGAGCCCCGGACTTCTCTGTGCGAGAATAAGAAAGTCCCACAGCATCAAAGACCTTTGCTACAGATGTGGCGACCCAAGGTTCAACCGTGACTCCAGTTTCTTTGACTATCTCTTGTATAAGTGATTCTTCTATTTTAGTTAAATCTTTTTTAGTCTGGTGTGCTTTTTCTACATCGACACGAACACCTTTTGTTTTCATCTCAAACAGTACAGGTAGTAAACTAGTTTCTAATTGAAAAATGCTTGAGCATTCCTGTTGATTTATTTTTTTACTTAAATCTTCCCAAAGTTTTAAGGTAATCAAGGCATCTTGTTCGGCATACTTACCAACATATCTAGGAGGTAATTGCCACATACCAGATTTAGGATCAACTCCAAACTCATCCGCTGCGGATTTTAATAGTTTTTCATCTTTAAATTTTCCCAAATAGTCACGAGCAAGAGAATTTAAGTTATACCACTTCCTATTTTCATCTAGTAAAGGAGCAGCAATCATCGTGTCTACAATTTTACCTTTGACTTCTATACCCTCTGCTCTTAACCACCCTAAGTCATATAAAGCATTATGAAAAACTTTAGTTATACTTTCGTCATTACATAATTTTTGTAGCCATTTGTAAACTATGTTCTTTGACATATTCCCAGACTTATGTGCGACAGGAAAATACCAAGAACTATCTCCTGCTGCAATAGCAACTCCTATCACATATCCATCTTTTCTTGTCCAACCAGGTCCAAGAGTTAAAAGATTTGAGTCCTTTGTTTCTAAGTCAATAGCAACTGTTTCGTATTGAGATAAATCTGGAAAAGTTTGAGGTGGCTCCCAATCAGAATCTACATTCCCCCAGGAAACATCTTTAATATCTTGATCTAGTAAATGATATTGATCATGTTTTGTCATTTATTATTTCTCCACCGAGGGCTGCGTATCCAATAACATCCGTCCAAGAATCGTCCTTAGATATGTCTTCGGCAAGTCTAGCTACCTTGACACCTATCATACAAGCAACAACTTCTTCTGGTGTAATACGATCATTAAGTTTTTTGTCTAGCAAGATAGTCCATATATCAGCTATACGTTGATGATTCTTTTTTGCAGGTCCGTACTCTTTGGCTCTTTGACCATTAATTAGTCTCTCTGCTTCCTTTAAAAAATATTCTCTGTTTTTGTTTGTCAAAAGGATTCTCCGTTGTTGTATCTAATAATGTGCATTCATTGTGAACATAACTGTCCCAAAATATTGTGCCTTCTTCATTTTTTTGTAAGAACCATATCTTTGTCATATGTTAAATCCATATTTACTTGTTGATTCTATTAAGTGTAATGATTTTTTAGCACGAGTTGCACCTACATAAAAAGTTCTTATCTCAGAATCTTGATCAAGACTTTCCATGCAAGCTCTAGTTGAGTCAAGTAGCAAGACTACATTATCCGCCTCGCCACCTTTTGCTTTGTGTATTGTCGATATCCGAATCCTCGGAGTCCCTGTCAGTATTTTCTCTCCCCTTCTCCTCACTGATGTTATATATGCAACTTCTTGATCCGAGACTTTTAAGACTTTCTGCCAAGGTGTCTCGTGTGTAGCGTTCAAATTGCACTTGTTTATAATGTCGTCTAGAGTATAAGTTTGTTCGGCATCTAAGGACAATAATGCTTTTCTTCCTGATCTTGTTATAATACTTGGATCTAAAATCTTCGCAAAACTTTGTAGTTCTGATGTAGACAAGCTTTTGTTTTTGCATAGTTTAAGCCATACCTCTATTCCATTAATAACATTTGGGGAAACAGACCAACCAGTGCCTTCTCTCCAATAGAGATAGCCATCTTCTTTAAGACGATTACATATTTTGTTCGTAATATAATTAGTTCTCGCAAGTACCAACCATTCGCCACTAGTTAAGTCTACATCAAGTATATCTCGATGCCATGTTATAGTGCCATCTTTTTTAGTGGGTTGCCAATTCTTTGTTTGTCTGGTAGAGACTTTTCTAATAAGACTTTGTGAAAAATCATGCACGGCACTTGGTACACGAAACGATTTTGTTAAGAACAATTTGTCTCTACATGAATTTAAAAAGTCTCTTACATTTACGCCCATCCAAGTATAGATAGCTTGATCATCGTCCCCTGCATAATATATTCTTTTAGAATTAGGAACTAAAACTTCCTTTACCATCTTCCATTGCAATGGTGCTAAATCCTGTGCTTCATCTATTATAAGTAGATCAAAACTAGGAGATGTTCCTTGTTCTATAAACTTTTGTATCATATCAACAAAGTCTAATTTGTTCTTAGCTTCTTTAAAATCACTATATGCTTTATCTAATACTTTTAATTGTTGCCAATGTAATGTGTGATCCCAAGTATCATTGAATTGTTGTTCCAAAGATACTTCTCTAACACGAGCCATTTGAATTATGGACATATATTTATCTCCACCTGCACCTATCTGAAACAAAGGTCCCTCTTCTATATTAAGAGTAGGAGATGATCTAAACTCTAGTCCAACAAGTTTACCAAGTTCATTATAGTCCGATCCCTTAAACACTCTTTTACTTTCTAAACCTAACCAAGTAAAAGCAAGAGAATGTAATGTTCTAAAATAAATCATTTGCTTTGTATCTAGCCCGAGTTCAATAGCAGATCTATCTCTAGCTTCAGTTGCTGCTTTACGGCTAAAAGACATGAATGCAATCTTAGTTGGATCCATACCATCTTGGATAGACTTCTTTATTATATCAATTAATGTTGTAGTTTTACCTGTACCAGGGGGACCGAAGATTACAGTTTCCATTAATTATAACTCTCCCAATCCACAGATTCAGTTCTTTTATCTATATAATCTTTAACCATTTTTATATTTCTAACCATCTCTTGATAGTAAGTTAGTTCCACTCTTTCTTTTTGAGTAAGAGATGCAGGTAGCTTTCTCATTGATCTTTCAACTGTTTTAAAAACATCTAAATACTGATTTAAAACTTCAATACAAATGTCGTGCTTTTTATCACTTCGCATTCTCTCCACAAACTCCTTTTGCATATATTTTGACTGCCTTTGGATGAATTTTCCAAGCCTCTTCCACTATATAATCTTCGATTAATTTTTTATCTTTCATACATTCTTCATATGTTTTAAACTCAACACCAGGGTTCCAAAAATTACAAATTGATTTTCCACCCTTATATCTTGATTCCTCAACTAAAATAATACAAAAAGCTACTAATACTTCCATTAGAAAGGCACCTCCCCTGTCTCAACTTCTATGCTACTTACTTCAACTTCGGAAACAAACTCGGGTATCCACCAAACTCTGACAGACTTCCATTTTCCTGCTGATGTTTTAAATTTTTTAACAATAGAACTTTCTTCATTATTTATTTCTTTTAATCGTTCTTGAACTTGTGCTCTTGTATAGCTATCAAACTTTTTCTGTCTCATATATTCCATTAAAGAATCTAGCCTAAAAAAAGTTTTTCCTTCTTCTACTTCGGTATAGGGCTTACCCAACATGACTTCTTCAAATGTTTGTGCTTGAACACGACCTGTGCAATATGCCTCTAGTATTGATATGAACTGACCTTTATATGTTAACTCTTCGGGGACTTGTATTTCATTACATTTCTCCATGAGATCATTAACTGTTATCTCCCAATCAGAATCTTTTAGTTTCGGGGGCATAACCTTTAACTGTTCCATACATGCTCTTTGAAACAAACGAGGTGCTTGTAATTCTTCTGTTGTTATCTCTAATCTTTGTCCACCAATATCTACAAACCATAATCTTGGCTCTGATAAAATAACAGATAAACCGCTTATACTTGGCATTGATGTAGCACCAATACCTAATTTCATAGTTCTACAAACACCTTGATTACAATGTGATGCCATAGGTTCTTCTTTACAAAGATACTGATATTCTTTTTTCTCTAATGTGTTTTGTATAGCTACAACTTCAGATGCTGATAGGGGTGGATGAAAGTCTCTTACATTATGTTCTTCAAACTTTGCTTTCCAATTCCCTGGTTCAAGCCTTTGTAGAAAAACTCCTAGTTGAAATGCTGTTCTGTTTCTTTCTCCTTCAAATACACCAATAGCTAATTTAGTTCTAAGGCAAGGTATATAATTAGGTAATAAATCAACAGGACCACCTATCGGTAATGTTAGAAAGTCCTTCGGTAACGTCTGGACTTTTTGTATCTCTTCAATGAATTGTTGTAGCGATGCTTCAATATACTCCTCATCTCTTTTGAGTATTGCATATCGGAGTGTTTGCTCTGAATCAAAATACGGAAGATTAATAAAGTTACCAACATCCCCCCTTTCGACAAGAATCTGTTCTTGCTTTGGGAATATCTCGCACCGACCATGCCCAAGTGCTGAAGAAATCTCCGCAGCTTTGTCTCTAAAATCTCCTGCACTCATCCACTCCTTAAAGAAAAAGAATATATGTGCACCTCCAGATTTACTACGGCACACGATACACGGAACTTTAAGTTCCTCTAATTTATCTACTAATTTATTATGATCTAATGGATACTGATCTATATCTAAAGCACCAAACTTACATTTGTTTTCTTCATTAATAGGTATAGCACCAACACCTTTTGTGCCTTTTATATGACCTTCTATTAATTGTAATGTAAGAGGATTTCTTACTATAAATGATTTTGCCTTTTGTTTTCCTGCGGTACGTTCTTGTGATACTTCGGTCTGACCATGAGCCGTACTAAAACCAATAAAGGCTTGTAATAATTCTTCTGCTAAATTCACTCTTCACTCCATAAAGAAAAGAGCCGTGACTTGGAGGACATAGCCACGGCTCTGATTAATTAAAACGGTATTTCGTCATCTTTCTGTGCAGATTGCATCTCATCCGCAGGGGCAGAAGCCGTTTTAATTTCTCCTTTCCTAAAACTTAGGTACATAGTTCTAGCCTCTAACATCATAGCTTCTAGTTCTTTAGATACCTCGGTCATTCTTTCGATCTTATAGTTATACCAACTACCTTGATCGTTACTCTCTGCAATGGTTTGAATATTCCATGCAGTTCCGTATAGTGGCATAGGCTTACCCGAAGGTAATCTTATACCATTCTTTAGAGTATTCCATCTACGAGACACTTTAAGTTGTGTCTTCTTCATATCAAGAATAGCAGGGGCTCCCATCTTAGTCTCGGGATCCATAGCCATCACAACATGTTGATGAGTTCTAACCAACTCATTCCCAGACGGCAAAATCTCTGCAGCCCCTTCACGAGTTGTAAGACCAATGTCTTTATCATCGTGAGATAGTTCTCTTATAAAACCACCACCACTTGATCTTAGTGCAAACTCCAAGAACTTCTTCTCAAAGAAACAAGGTACAACGATCACTCCTTGATCTGCCTTGTATACTTGTTGAGAAACAGTATTGAAGATATCCCCCTGCTCGGCACCCTTTATATATAAAGAGTCCTGCTTATTTAATTGAGGAGACAATGCCTGCAAAATCCTTATAAAAGGTATTTGCATATCTTCCGTACCAAAGTTCTCAAGTCCTGCCCCTGCCTCTTCCTCTAGTAAAGATGAAAGATTCGGGATAACTACATCTGTAGTTACTTTTTCTGCTAGTGCATTGCTCATTATTTAGCTCCTTTTATTTTTGCACGATTACCAACATAAATTCCGAACATATCAAAATCAATTTCTTGATTCTTCTCTATTCGGTTCTTCGCCCAAGTCCTTAACGTCATTGGATGTATATGAGTCTTTTGAGCAGGGGATAATCCTTGATTGCGTAAATCATCAACCACGGCTCCCGCTACATTGTCCTGACCCATTCCAAAGCCGACAACAACTTCGTTCTTAATTATATCGCCTTCGCCAATAGAACGAATGAAACCAAAAGCTTCACTCTTCCTATCCTCAGGAATACGAGCCGATACATATTTTTCTATAGAAACTTTGTTGCCGTCAACAGTAAGACTTTCAACACCAATCTCTTCCATTAATGATGGAATATCTTCTTCATCAATGGTTCGTTTTTTGTATTGTAAGTCTTTAAGATATTGTTCGGCATCTTTGACTTGCTTATCAAGATCAACAGATTGCCGAATCAAGTTAGATAGCTTAGAAGAACCTTCCTTGCTAACTTTATTAAATGCATCCGGGTTGGCTACATCTTCTTCAAAAAGTGAAAACACATCACTCATCTTTCTCTCCTTCTAGTTTAAAGTTTATACCCTTCGGTATTGGTTTAAAGGTTTTACCCTCTGGCTTCTTGTTTGTCAACAGGATTTGTCTGACTCTTTTTCCACAAATATTCTTGTTTTGTGAGAAAAGAAATTTGACCACCTATTGATCTTTCATTGTCTTCCGACAATTCTTTTAGCATGTCCCATGTCTTAATCGGAACTGCTACTGATTTCCATCTATCTGGATCCATGTTAATCGCCTCCATTTCTAAGTTCGGCTGATATAGTTGATTCATGTAAATCAGACTCCATTAAAATTGTTCTATGAAGTGTGAGATCATTTTTTGCCTCATATTCGTTTTCTGCTTCAACAAAATACTCTTGAAGAGTTGTTTTAACTACATAAACTCTATAATCTTTTTTCATTGTTTACTCCCTTTTCTTAGTTATGCCTAGTATTTTCTATATTGTCAAATAAATTCTCATCTTTTTTGATAAGATTTTCTGTTAAAGAATTTGTTGATTTAAAACTTTTATTCAAAGCTTCAGACCAGGTTTTGTTTGTTATACCTTCAGTTTGAAAATCTCTTCGGTGTATCTTCTTAGTTACCATCGGTATGTCTTCTACTGCCTTAAAGATAATTGATTCATCTAAAAGTGACACAAAAGCAAGTATGTCGCAGTCTTCTTTTTTGTACCATCTCTTCGGATTTGCACCCCTAGAACAACTAAAGCTAAATAAATTTTTCTTTGGTTCTGCCATATCTTCAGAAGATTTTACCTCTATCCTTTGTGAAAGTGGTAGTCCATTACCTCCAATTGCTATAACATCTGTGCCATCGTGTTTGATACTATATGCGTATATCCCCATTTTTGCTAAGACATGCACAGTAAGAGATTCACCTGTGTGTCCTATCATTTTCATTCCATCTGCCATTAGTCTTTCCTTTAGTAAAGTTAAATTTTTAGCCACTCGGCTACTTCTTCTCCTAATGTTTTCCCTGCTAATTTTTCTTTCTGCAGCAGAGTTTTTACGATGTGAACATCAACTGTTTTTGGTGCTATTAAATCAACATATAAAACAGATTTATGTTGACCCATTCTATGAGCCCTATCTTCCGATTGTATTCTTGTCTCTAAATTAAAGTCGTTAGAATAATAAATCATATTAGTTGCTGCGTGTAAGGTAATACCCATGCCACCGACTTGAGGATTACCTACGAAGAATCTAGTTGTTGTATCGTTTTGAAATCTGAAGATTGCATCCTCTCTGTCTTTTTGTGAGGTGTCTCCATAATAAGTGACTGTGCTTCCCGATCCATAGGTTTTGATTAATTCTTTCTTAATCTTTTTTATGTCATGACGAAACCTAGACCATATAATAATCTTACCTTCCATTTCTTCAATGACTTCCATCATCGTATTTATTCTATTGTTAGCTATCTCAACTATCTCTCCATCATCGTTAACTAAATAGCCACATAATAATTGTTGAAGTCTAAGTAATCTTGTCATTACTTCGGGAGCACTAACTAAGCCACCATCCTCTAAGAAAGCAACGGCACTTTCTTTCATTGTCTTATAGTGTTGTTGTTGAGTTGATGTTAGTTCTACATCTCTAGTAGTATATATCTTCGGTGGTAAATCTAATGCTTCTTTCTTTGTTACTCTGAAAGAAAAGTTTTTTAATTTATCGGATAGTTCATCTAAGTTTTTAAAACCAACCACTTGTTGAAAAGTATGAGCACCCATTCTTTGTTGCTTAATGATTGCATATCTACCTTGGAAAGCCCAATAGTTATCAAAGCCTAACAATGAATAACTTAGAAAAGAACATTGAGAAAATAAATCTAATGGAGACTTAGTTACAGGAGAGCCTGTAAGTATTCTCTTATACAAAGCACTTTGTCCAAACATCATTAATGCTTTTGTTCTTTTTGCTTTCGGATTCTTTATAGTTGTCGATTCATCTATAGCTAATAAGAAGTTACTTCTATGCACAAAAGATTCTAAATACTTTACTGCTTTTGTTGTGGCAAAAGATTCTATGTTTACTAATAATATTCTAAACTTATCTCTGTTCTTTACACCTTCCATTAATTCAGTCTTTTGTTTCTTATTTGCCATAGCCCTCCATATATATATGTTGGGATCAACATCATCATGTAAGTGAGTTGGTATTTCTGAATTTTTCCAATTCATATAAACACCTTTCGGTGCAACAATAATAGCCGTGTCTATTTTTTTGTTTTCGTTTAACCAGGATATATTATCTAATAAGACTTTTGACTTGCCACAACCCATTTCCATGAAGTATGCATAATTTTTTTTGTCAAAGCTTCTCTTCAAAGCCTCCTCTTGATGAGCATACGGCTTTGTCTTGTATTTAAAATTCATCTTGTCCCCTTTACTTATATATGTCCTCTGTCCATGCTAGAGTTGATGCAGCCGAAGACCTTTCTACATATTTTTCTTTATATCTAGGTTCGGGCTTCACGGCATCGGGATGATCTGTACCTCTCCAATCTGATTCGGGTAGTTCACTTTCTTCTTCTGTTGTCAAGAAAGGTCCCCAATACCCATTACATCCGTCTAAAGAATTACGTTTCTCTCTCTTCCACTCCTCAAGCCGTGCTATCTGGAGTATCGTTTTCATCGGTGTCCCAATCTGGCTCGAAATGGATTGTGTATCGTGCCCCAGACTCCACATCTTTTTCGCTACTGCTACTGCTAGGTGCGGATGGTTTGGGAAAGTTGATGACGTTATCTCCACCGATAGTATGTATTTTTTGTTTGCCATTCTTAGTGCTCTTCATATTCTTCCTCCTCTTCTAAGCCCTGCATGATAGCGAATCTTGCATTTTCTAATGCCCACAAGACATCGGCACTACTCTTCATTGTTGTTATCATCTGTATCTGTCCGTCTTTAGTTGATCCCATCACAACAATCTCTTCAAAAGAATGTGCAGCAAGATCGCAAACAGCTTCAACAGGTTTCTCTGTCCTCTTTATTTTATAAGGAAACTTTATTATGTTGTCACTCATTTTAATTGTGCCCCTTGGCAACAGTCATCCACAATACTGTGGCACAAGACACATTGTTCGTGTCCATGTACATTCATTGTCTGCAATGTTCCCTGACATCGGGGACATCGGGGGAGACAATGAGACTTAACTTCGGGGGTCACTTCGGGTTCTTTTTGCCATTCGTAATCTACTTCTTTAGTCATTTTGTTCTTCTCCAAATTTATCCTCCTATTAATTCTTCAAGTTCGTAATCACTTAATGTTTCCAAATAACTTGGATCATCAAATGGATCAAGAGGTTTTACTTTAGGTTTGCTTATCTTTACTTTTTCTTTTACAACAACTGTTTTTACAACTGTTGTCTCTGTTAAAAGTTGTTCTATCGTATTAAATCTATATCCACAAGCACTACACTTACGTCTTCGTTTAATGGCAGATGTTTCTTGAGGTCTACTATCCACAACAGATGTAGAACTATTACATTTTTCACAATTCATTTTTTCCTTATGTCCTCTCCATTGTTTTATCACATTTATATTGAATTTTATAAGGTGGTGGCACAATACTTCTTACTGCGTCTACCATCTCATGAATCCTACCCATACATTGCTCTTCAGTAATGTATCCTTTTGGGGCGATCATGTCATGAATCTCCCAACAATTTTCATCAGTTCCCGATACAGGGTACAAGGTGCAGATTAATATCATTGCTTTAAACATTTTTAAAAACACCCTCCATATGAAACAATAGAACTTCTTTTTTCTATTTTATATCTGTTCTTCAGTTTTTGTTTTTCTGTACTGTATTCTTTCCAACAAGATGTCGAAGTGTTGTACCTGTTTACTATTTTTGTGTCACAGATTGACTTACCTAATTCAACCCAACAGACAACTATTATTGCCTCTACCATTTTTATCCTTTCAAGATTCTTCGCCAATAAGTTCTTAAAGAATCTGCATAATAAGGATGACCATCTTTTTCATAATCTTTACAAACATCGTTGAGGACTGTCTCAATTTTCTGTACGGCTTGTTTCCAAGAAACATCCGATCTAAATATAGGATCATGTTCTAATTGAGTTTCTTGTAAATGATTATCTTCCATCATACTCTCCTTGTTTTCCTTTTATTATACAGATACTCCCATAAAAGTATATAAAGTGATAGATTTCCGTAGATTTTGCCCAATAATAATTACGGCAACGAACATTCTCCTTATAAAAAACCACGAAAAGATATGTGGGTGGGTTTAATATAAGACATCTACAGCATTTAAGCTAAACGATACTCTATCTTCGCACTAGTTTTCCAATCAAGTTGCCAACCACTTAACCAATTCTTATTCCTCTTTCCTGTCTTTAATTACCCTTAACAATTCATTAGCTTTGTCAAATCTATCTTTTACATCTATTGGTGGTTTTGTTTCATCACAATCATGAAAATTTAATACATTTTGTAAATCAAGCACTAAGTCAGACAAAGCAACTTCAATCACATTAATACCTAAATCATCAATACCTAATATATCCACTTTATTTTCTTCAATATAAGACCTATATATTTTATTTCTTGCTTCCATTATAAACTCCTATTAATTGCGTTAGCTATTATCATTGCATTTTGAGGACATATGGCATTGCCTAATCCTTTAATTCTGTCCACCCTTTTGGGTAACCCATCAACCACTCTGTCCACACAGGGTTCAACTTTCCAGATGGTTTCTGGGGATCTTTGATCTTCGCACAAAGGTATGATCTCTTCTCCATGTGAATCTGACTCTTGCTCCCAACTGCTCCACAATCTTTGTACTCCGAGGCTCTTGGTGTCGGAAAACTCTCCATGTGATTCACGGCATCCCTCAACTTCACTCCCCAACGAACTCCGTCCTTGTTCTTCCTCGAGAATCTTCCGTTGTTGATCTCCACATTCGATGCCATTCCCCCCTCCACATCCGAGGCTCTCGGAGTCGGATATAGTTTGACTGTGTTGGGGTCTACTTGCTCCCTTAGATTGCTCGGTCTTTTTCTCCCCTTTCTGTGTCCATTCTGCAATTTCTTCGTTGCCTCCTCCGATCTCGGTGGAAGATGATCCATTGTATTGGGGGTCGCCCATGTCTCTTCCAATGATCCAAACCCTGTCCCTTTTGTGCCTAGCTCCGATTGAACTAGACGGAAACACAAACGTCCTCGTTGCGTAACCAATGCTTTCCATTTGAAAGAGAACCTCGTCAAGTCCCATTGAGAAGTGTCCATAAACATTTTCGTAAACTGTAAAAGTGGGTCTGACTTGTTCAACAATTCTTTGGATGTACGGATAGATGTGGCGAGGGTCTTCTTCTCCTCCCCTCCGACCTGCGACACTAAATGGTTGGCATGGGTAACCACTTGTGAGGATGAATGGTCTTTCTTGAATAAATCTTTTTGGGTCACTTGCAATCTCCTTTACATCATTTGCTATTGGTACATTAGGAAAGTTTTTGGCTATTACTTTCCTACACCATTCTTCTGTATCACAGAATAGTTTGGGTTTAGTATTTAAATTACTCCACGAGAATCCTAGTGCAAAGCCACCGATCCC